ACCAAGAGAAGGTGAAGGAGTACAATCGTTTGTTGGCTACTATTGGCAAGGAGGGTATGCTCAGTGCCTTTGAAGAGTGGATGGATCATGAAGCCTTGTGCGATGTGATAAGCAAGGCCAAGGAAAAGGCGGAAAGGGGGTTGACCAATGTATAAGATAAGGATAGAGCGCGAAGTGAACTTGGAGAATGTGTTTGTGACGGCCGTTGAGGGTGGTAGCAACTATTGGTGTCTGTTCGGTAGTGATTCGTATGCGATGGTTCGCGAGGTTGTACCCAAGGCCATAGAGCCGTGTTTCAGCGTGGCATTGTATCGTGCCGTTGTTGATTGTGGTGTGAAGATACCGGTATACGATGCAGAAGACCCAGAAGAGGTGCTAGGTGTATTGGATTCGTCCGTGTTTCAAAAGAGGTTGGACGAGTTGGCTCTGGACGATGGGTATCGTTGGGCATTGCAGAACGAGTGCGATGAGAATGGCGATGCTGAGAGTAGTGACTTGGTGTTTCAGTATCTGCTGATGGGCGATGTAGTGTATTCATGATTATTAACTTATAAAAAACTAAAACAAATGACAACTGAACAAGCAAAACAAGTACTGCGGGATGCAGGGTATTATGTTGACAACCTATGGCATGTCAACGATGTGATGGATAGGTGGGAGTGTGACGAGCATGAGGCTCAAGAGGTGTTGGATGGGGCATTGACGAATGGTGCTACGATGGAGCATATTCATTATGCAATAGATGAGTATGCTATGTACGATTACAAGAGGAAGGGAGGTGACCAATGAGGGACATGGACTGGGTTGAAACGCACTACGAGGTGGTAGCTTTCATTGAGAGAATTATGCGCCACGATGAGCCTTGGGGTGTTGTTGCCGAGAGGCACGATGCCCAAGGTCACGGAGGGTTGTACGAGTTGTCGGTGGAGTGGACTGATGCGTTCCAAGAGGCTAATAAGGATCGGGCATGGGATGGTGAGTTCTTTGACGAGATTGAAAAGTTCCTGACTGAGAAGAACAATGGAGAGCCTGAGTTTGAGTCGGTGTCTTTGTTCAGCCATGTGGATGGTAGCAAAGCCACCGGTACGAGTTGGCACGGATCGGTTGTGAAGGCATCGGTTAACGAGTTGACTGGCATCCTCGGTGACCCATCGTGTGTGAGCAATGATGGTGCTGACAAGACCAACTTCGAGTGGTGGATGGAGGCTACCAATGGCGATGTGTTCACCATCTATGATTGGAAGGAGTATCGTGTATTGGACTTGGACGAGCCTATAGAGTGGCACATCGGTTGCCATACGAGTTGGATCGGTGCGAGTGTGTCCAACCTCATCATGGCTGAACTGGTACGGAAGGAGGTAGGTGATGGAGACCTATGACATCTACTACGATGGCAGACGCATCGGCTCGGTACTTGCAGATAGCAAGTACCATGCCGTTGACAAGGTGGCTACTGAGCATCCTATATACGATAGGAAGTTGCTACGAGCGATAGTGAGGAGGTATAAGTGATTGTATTGCTGAGGAAGGTGGTGGTTTTCTTCATAGCCATATACATCATCGTCAGCCTTGTCCATTTGAGTTATATGATGGCGTGTTATGATACTGCAAAGCCTTTGGACTGGGTTTACTTCGGTGTGTATGTGATATCGGGAATCACTTACAAGATTGTTAAGAATTATTGATCTGTAATTGTTTACTAAAAATCAAAAATGAATTATGAAAATTTATACGCAGAGTGATTTCTCAAGGAGGATTGGGAAGTCGAAACAATGGATATCCAACAAGATCATGCGCCATAAGAAGCGATGGGGCGATGACTGGATGTCAAGGTCAATGGAGTTCACATCGGTTGATGGTGAAACGATAAAAGTCAAACTCGTTAAAGCGGAAGGGAGTGTGAAATGGCTGATGAATATTGTCTCTACGCAAGGGTAAGTACCAAGAAGCAAGGCGATTCGGGTCTTGGTTTGGATGCTCAGAGGACTATTGCGAAGCATTTCTATCCGAGGATAGTAAAAGAGTTCGTGGAGGTCAAGTCAGGCAAGAACGTGGAAGATCGTCCGGTGTTGAGCAAGGCTATGGAGTATTGCTTGAAGAACGATGCCGTGTTGGTGGTAGCCAAGGTGGATCGTCTGACTAGGAATGCCGAGGATGGATTGGCGATACTCCGTAGGATGGATGGTCGTATTAGATTCTGCGACCTCCCAGGAGAGCCGGATAAGTTCATGCTGACTTTGTTCTTTGCTTTTGCTGAGAGGGAGAGGGAATTGATATCTATTAGGACTAAGACTGCGCTCCAATCGGCTAAGAAGCAAGGCAAGAAACTGGGAGTGAACAATGAGTCTGGCAATAGGAGACCGTGGACTGCCGAGATGTCCAAGATAGGATCTGATTCCATGAAAAGGAAGAGCCGAGAGAATAAGAACAACATCAGGGCGTATTCCATTGCGATGGAGATGCACCGAAATGGAAGTTCGTATAGGGTTATCGTCCAAAGGTTAAACGAATCCAACTTCAGTACACCGACTGGGCAAGGGAAATGGAATGTTGGTTCGGTTTATAGGTTATTACAACGTGAATAGTTACATTTGAGACCATGAGTCTCGTTGTCATCATACCTGTCCACGGTCGGTTAAGCCTATTGGCTTGGACTTTGGATAGGTTATTGATGGCGGGTCATCGGGTGGTCTTGGTGGGTAATGATTTTGAGGCGGAGGATATGGCTCTCACGATGGGTGCTGATTGGGTATGGCATCCGAATCGTCCGTTGGGTACGAAGTTGAATGCCGGTTGGTCGTATGCTTTGGAGAAGTACGATCCGGATTTCTATCTGATGGGTAATGCTTCGGACTGGTATAGTTCGGGGTATTTGGATTATGCGTGTTCCCAAGTTGGGAATTTTGGTGGCTTTGCCGTTACCAACAAGTATTATTTGAACTTCGGAAGGAGGGACAACCGGTTGGTGGACAACCTTGGTAGTGTGCCAAGGAGTAGTGGTTTGATACTGACCCGTGAGGTGGTTAATGATTTTGATGGTGAGCCGTTCAATGGTGTTATGGATTCGGACTTGGATTGGTCGGTTCTGACTAATCTGAAGGATTCTGGACATAAGTTGAAGGTGTATCGGGATTTGGATCATAAGGTCTTGAGCATATCGTTTTACAAGTGGGTGAATGCGTATAACTTCGAGGGTTATTGGCATAAGGGTGTCCGTATGGGTGATGGTAGGGACTGGCTACGGGAACATTTTCCTGATGCTATGCATATGACTCTCTGGTAGGTTATTTTTGTGATATGTATGTTTACATCAACCATCCCGAAAGACCTTTCAAACTGCACGTTTTCATAGGGATTGAGCCTAAGGCTATCAGTAGGAGGTTGAATCGTAACCGCAAGAAGATACATACGTTTCCCAAGGACTACTTTTCGGTACATGAGAACGATGAGGCGATGACTTACAATCTGGAGGATTCGTTGCCCGGTCATTTTGTTATCCAGTTCACATCAGAACCGAGTATGGGTACTTTGGCGCATGAGGTGTTCCATGTGGTGGCCCAGCATTTCCGGTATGTGAGTCTTCCGTTGACCAAGTCAAGCGAGGAGAGTTATGCTTATATGATTTCATACTTGATCCAACACATAACCGATGAGATTGCCAGGAATAAAGCATAAGGTATACGAGTTCGTTACCAAGGGTGATATGGATGGGACTACGACTCGCCTTACGGCTTGGCAGGTTGCGGATTTGTTCTATAGGACATATCCTGACACGGCACATTCCATATACACGATAGAGAAATATATCATCCATACAAGGGCGGGAAAGATAGAGCCTAGGGTTGACATGGATGATGTGCTTGTGAGCATGAAAAAGAACATGGAGGAGGCTGAACGGGTGTTCAAACCGGAGCCTTTGGACACCGATCCGTTGGGATTGATTGATTTGAACAAGGTGTTTTTCGAGATACCGGAAAGCTTGGCTGACCATCCTGCCATGTTCGATGCTACGGGTTTGGGCAAGTTGGTGGGTGTGATGAGTGACATCCATCTGCCCTTGCATGACCGACCTGCCCTGATGGCTTCGGCTTCGTATCTGAAGGAGAAGAACATCGATGCTCTGATTCTGAACGGAGACATTTTGGACTGCACGAATCTGACACGGCATAGCCAACGTAAGCCTATGCGGTATACGTGGGGTCAGGAGTTGGAGGTTGCCAAGGCGTTCTTTACGAGTTTGAGGGTGTTGTTTCCCAAGATACCGATATTGTACTTGGAGGGTAACCATGAGAACTGGGTCAAGCAGTACTTGGTTAGTCGTGCTATCCAACTGTCGGGTGACTATGAGTTGGAGAAGGTGTTGGGGTTAGACCAGTTAGGCATCCAATGGTTGCCAGAGGACAGGGTGGTGAAGTATGGAAAGCTGTACATCATGCACGGACATCAGTTGCGTATCGGTGGTAGTTCAAATGTGGCTGAAAAGGTGTTGAGGAAGGCCGGTGTGAATGTGATGTGTGGCCACTGGCATCAGCAATCGTACTATGAAAAGAAGAATTTGGTGGATGAGATCCATGCGTGTTGGATCAATGGTGCGTTGTGCGATTTGCACCCGGACTATATGCCGTACAACAACCACGGTCATGGCTTTGCCACGGTGGAGTTGCTTGACAAGGATGGTACGTTCAGCGTGGTTCAGCGCAAGGTCGTGAACGGGCGGGTCATAGGTTGAGCAGTATCCATTGGTGGGCGATTTGCTCCACCTCGTCGGTGATGTGTTGCTTGATGGAGTACTTGAGTTTGCGCCACTCGTCCTTGTCTGTGAGTATGCGTATGCTCTCGATTAGTGGGGTGTTGGTATACTCACCGATGTATACTACGAACACGAATCCTTCGTGATAGACCTCCATCCGGTATTGAATGGAGGTGACTTTGACTTTCTCGTTGTAGGGGAAGTTCATCGGCAATTTGCATGAAGACTATTTAATACAGGTTTAAATTTCTTTATCATTTTATATTCAATTGTTAAAATTTCCGCAATAGTTGTATCTTCTTTATACAGATGAGCGCAAAACCAAAGGCAATAGTTAAATGGCATGTCTTGGTCTCTTAGGTGTTGAATCAACCGACCTCTTATGTTTTTCGACATTCCAATATAAATTAATTGGTCTTCATAAAACAAATGGTAAATACCTAAACAGTTTGGTATTATATCTTTCCCAAAATTATTGACCAGGTTTTGAAGATTAAACGGATGCCCTATTAGTACTCCATCTACAATAAAAGGGGCTGAAGTTCTAATCGTTTTTAAAAAATCTTCCCCAATAAAACTGCCACTATTATCTGAATTATTATCATCATTCAACTGTGGTATTTTAAATAAATCGTTATGCATAATTAAAAATTTATTTTTCGTTTACGCCAAACAACACAAAATCAGAAGAACAACTCCTCCTGGTAACTGATTAGCTTCTCGTTGAACTTCTCCAGTTCCGCCCAAGCGGTATCGATTTCCTCTTGGATGTCTGCCCTGTTGATTCGTAGCACCCAGATGGGTTTCTTTGCGAGCCGTGGATCATAACTGATGAAGTCAAGCCATTGCAACGCAGGGTTGACCATGAAGTAGCACCATACCTGTTCTTTGTAATCGTTGGGTATCTTGCCCATGCGGATATATTTGATGTGGGTCTTGGTCTTGGGACACTTGACCTCTACGGCTCCGGTCGTTCCCACGTATCCGTCAGGTGACTGGCAAAGGATAGGTAGCCTATCGGATTGTAGGAAACCGTAACGTGTCACGTCAGTACCGGTCAGGGCCTCGTATTCCTTGATGGCTATGGGTTCAAGGTCTATGCCTCGTTGCATCTCCTCGGAGACGAAACCATCGTCATCGGCAAATCCCGTTTCCTCCTCTGCGATGATTTCGTCAACCAAGGACAGGTTGTCTTTGGCTAGTACTTTCTTCAGGCGTGTAGATGTTATCTTGCCCAGTCTGAGCTGATGCCATTCGTATGACCCTTGTTGTACGTCGTGTATGATCATTGTCTATTTGTTTTTTAGCTGATTCTATTGCGTTTTTCTTGTTGTCTTCCCACCCTTGTTTGCCGTTCTGCATTTCCCACATCCATTGGTATTTCGTTCCTGGGAAGATTATGGATATGTCCACATTGGATATGGTGAAGACCTGTCCTTTGTAGTAACACTCGTAGTGACCGGCCTTTACCTTTGATATCAGGAATTTCATAGCTTCATTATGAACGGATCCATTATATCTATTATCAGGAACGTATCGGATGTTTCTATTGCGATGAATGTCACGTTCACTCCGATGTTAAACACTTCATCCACGATACCGATTTCATCGGTGTCTATGATGTACACCACGTCTCCGTTGGCGTAGTTTGTTTTGGTCATTGCGTATGCCATGATTGTTTATGTGTTTTTATGAATACTTTTATAGGTTTGGTATACCTGTGGTTGTTCTTGGTGTAGGTCACATAGGTGTTGTCACACTTGATAATCGTGGCCACATCTCTTGTGAATATGTTATACCACTTGCTTCCAACCACTGGTGTCATTTGATGGTTGTTTTCTTGATGTCTTTCGCCTTGATGATATCGGGATGACCTTGCTCTTCCTTACTGAGGGATGTGTAGCAGGACTTGAGTTCTGCCAATGTCTTGCAGGCGTTGATGGATTCGATTGCCTTGGTCGGGTCAACGGTAGCGACCTTGGGTGCGAAGTCCCGGATGCGAAGGGCATCAACATCTTCTCCGAAGGCACGGATACGACGTGCATAGATTTGGATTTTGCTGCCTACCCATTGCTCCACGTATGGGGTCTTGAGTATCTTGCTGATGGTCTTGGCATTGGTGGAGTTCACAATCATAGGCTTGTAGTCCTCTGTGAAGTGGATGACCAGTTCGGTTTCCTTCTTGCCATCGGCATTGGTTATCTCCTCCATTCCACCGGACTTGATGGTGAGGATGAGTTCTTCGTTGGGTTGCAATGCCCATGAGCCAAGATAGTTCGGGTTCTTGGTCTTTTTCCAGTGTGTGAGTTGTTCAGTCATATGTTTGATAGTTTGAATCTACGTAGTCAAAATCGATAAAGGACAGGTCTTCATCGGCCAGTTCCTCTTTGTTGGTCACCGTATAGGAAAGGAGTTCCATCGAATGTTGGCCGACTTCATCATCGTCCATCACATCGAACTCGGCATCCATATCAACGGTGAAGTTCCCTTGGGGGTCATGCACCCATATTTTTATCTTTGCCATGCACCTTGATGTTTTTAGTATGGTTCTTGTACTGCTCTTCTGAAGGGTATCCGTTCTCTGCGTAATGTTCCTTCAACAATGCGATCAACTGGTGGTTGATGCTTCCACGGATTGTTTCGTTCCGTTCCACTTTGACCATGCACCCTTGCATGATTTTGCGGTTGTATTCTTCTATGCTCATGTCTGCAAATGTAACAAACAAAGTTATGGTTGAGCAAGAATGTTTGTAACTTTTTGGTTTACAGACTGATTATTTTTTATAACATTTTTTGTTACACGTATGTTTGTTTTGCATATATTTGCACCCATATGAAGACAGACATATTGAGCAAGCTTCTTGATAGGAGCGGATTGACCAGGGACGAGGTGGCCGAATCGATGGGCATCACACGGATGCAGTTGTATAGGTTGTTGACCAATCCCAGGAGGATGAGGGTCGAGCAGATGATCAGGTTGGCGGTTCTTCTTAAGAAGAGTCCACGTTATGTGATATCATTAATAGGAAAGGTATGACAACTGATTTGATGGAGATACACAACTTGTTGTACGAACACCGTAAGGATGTGTGTCGTTTGATGGCTACTGAAAAGATGAATCAGACCAAGAGGAATAGGCTATATAAGTATGCCTGCGAGTTGCAGGATCGCATCAACGCATTGTCCAAGAACATCTATTTCGATTTCAATCCACCGGAATCCGACCAAACCATTAAAGACTTTATAGGGAAATGAGAATCATATGTTGGTGGAGCGGAGGTGTCACATCGGCTGTTGCTTGTAAGATAGCAGCGGATATGTATGGTGATGCCTGTGAGTACATCATGATGGATACGATGAACGAGGACGAGGATACATATAGGTTTAAGAGGGATTGTGAAGCTTGGTATGGGAAACCCATCCAAGTAATCAAGACCGGTAAGTTTGATTCGATACAATCGGTGTGGAGGAAATTCAATTCGCTCAACGTGGCTTCCGGAGCGATATGCAGTTATGAGTTGAAGCGTATTGTCCGTGAGCGTTGGCAACGTGAGAATGATTACGATTACCAGGTGTTCGGATTCGAGTTCGACAAGAAGGAATTCAACCGGGCCACTTCTATGAAGGTGAATCATCCTAAAAGCCGACCCATATTCCCACTATTGATGATGGGATATGACAAGAACGAATGCATACGGATCATAAGGGAGGCGGGTATTGAGATACCACGTATGTATCAGTACGGATTTCAGAATAACAACTGCTTCCAAACGGGATGCATCCAAGGTGGTATAGGTTATTGGCAGAAGATGAGACGGGATTTCCCTGACAAGTTCGATACGATGGCTGACTTGGAGCATGAACTGACCGATGCCAAGGGTCAACCCGTGACCATGCTGAAGGATCAGAGTAACCATGCCGTAGCGACCGGAAACAAACTTGTGTTCTTAAAGAAGCATCCATCGTATCCCGAACTGAAGAGCATCGATGACATGCCTGAATGCAATGTAGAACCTTTGCGTGAGTGCAACGGGTTCTGTGGCGTAAACGATATGAATCCACCCAATGAGACATCATTACAATTGAACTTTGATTATGAAGAGTAAGAATTCATTACACTTGTTTGTGACCGGATACATCCAGGTATTCTTCGTGTCGTTGAATTTCTGTTTCCTAGTGAACAAGATTTACCTAGGCGTATTATTGGCATCGTTCATGATAAGTTTCGTGTGGTCGTTCAATGTGAAGCGAATCGTATTCGGTTCGGGTTTTGACAGGGTGTTCTACAGCCTAGGTGCTTCAATGGGAAGTATCTTCGGTATATGGTCTGAAACATTTATAACATCACTGATATGATAAAGCAACCTTACATCACGATATTCTTCATATTGTTACTTGTCGTATCAATACTGATGTTGATTAACGGATATAGCAGTTGGTGGTGGGTCGGTGTAATGACCGGCTTCTACGGTTTCATAATAGCAATATTGGATTATTTCGGAATAGATGAAGATTAGCAAGAACATTTCATTGGAGGAGGCTATCAAGAGCCAGACTGCCATACGCAAGGGGATAGACAACACGCCTCCCAAGGATATCATACCGAACATGGTGCTGGTAGCCAACAACTGCTTTGAGCCGTTACGTGAGTGGTACGGGAAACCGATAGGCATCGGGTCGTTCTACCGGTCGGTGGCTCTGAACCGGGCCATCAAAGGTTCACCCCGGTCTCAGCACTGCAAGGGTCAGGCGATTGATATCGATGCGGATATTTTCAACAATGGAATAACGAACAGGCATATATACAATTGGCTTCGTTTCAATGTAGACTTTGACCAATTGATATGGGAGTTCGGTGACCATAAGAATCCGGCTTGGGTACATGTAAGTTATGTATCTCCCCAAAAGAACAGAAGACAATTACTAACAATCAAATAAAAACAAAATGATGTACAAAATCGCTTGCGGCGTACTGCTGCTGGGTGTGATTTTCCTCGGTACGAGACTGAAGATCTCGGAGGATCATGCCCAAACACTAATCGAGGACTTGAGTGAGAAGTCAAGTTCCGTATCTGACCTTGAGGACAAGAACGAAATCCTCACTCAACAGGTGGATTACCTATTATCGGAGAACGGAATGTTGGTAAACGCCAGTAATGAAATGAAAACCCAAATCAACACTAAACCCTTAATCATCTATCGCAATGAAAAAAACATTCGTGTCAATAGCAGCGCTTCTGAGCAGTACATTGACCTTCTCTCAAACCGTTACGAGTTCGAGTGATTCGGTTATCTACACACCTCAATACTTATTTGAACTGATGGTGGCGGACTTGAACCAATGTGATTTGGATCGAATCGAATTGAAGAAGTCCAAGGCTGAACTGGCCCTTATCTATGTAGACTTGGCGAAGGTGCAAACAGCCAAGCAGATGATGTCCGATCAGTTGAAGGAACTTCGTGAGTACAACGATACCCTTGTTGCACAGAATCTGAATCTGACTGTTGAAGGTCAGAAGTCTATGGACAAACTCAAACGCAAACGCAATTGGTGGCGTGTGGGTACGTTCACCGGGTTCTTGTCAGCCGTAGCGATTCACTTCAATTGGAAGGAATCCTGGGTGAATTGGGGGAAGTAAACCTCTTTATAGGAACCAACACACCAACACCCCAAGACCGGGAAGCTGGGTCGAATGATCCGTTTATTAGTATATCTTTATTGGTTAGATATCCTACTGATGCGGACAGACCCACTTCATCGGTCTTTGTTATTTTACCACCTAGCATCAGCATCCGTGGTCTTGCGTATACGTTGGTGACCGTAGTTATGGGAATCTTCAGCCGATGAGTCAGCTCCCTTGAGATTATCTTGTTTTGCCCTATGACCTCTTTTAACACGATTTTAAGCGTGTCGTTGTCCACGGAGTCAAGATAGGTCACTTGACTGAAGAAAGCCTTTAGGATAGCACCTGTATCCACATTGGAAGGTACAGGTTGATTTATGATAGTAAGAGGTTGCCCAGGAGGGAAGTTGATGGTCTGGGGAGGAAGGTTGACCACCACAGTGTCCCGTGTTATATTGGTTTGGCTGAAGTTCAATACGCCATTGAATCGTAAGTCCAGGTATATGGCCAAGACCACGATTATGGCTACTGCCACTAGGTATTTCATTGGATTTTCTTGTATCCTCCTCGGATGCCTATCAAACCGATAGCCGAGAATATCAGTTCGGTTGCACGAACGATATCACCGGATTTCCAATAGTGAAGTAGTCCAAGTCCGATAAGGCCGATAGCAGCCCAGTAGGTTTTTGATTCGTACCAGTTTTTCATGTTAGTTGCAGTTGTTTAGCCACGGTGCGCGTGATCCGGCCGTGAAGGTTATAGGTAATGATGAATGCCAGATTGATTTCTGTTGTGTTTCGCTACGTTCTATGTAGGTGATGCCCATTGTGTATTTGAATCCTGGCCATATGGAACATCCTGCTCCAAGTGTGTAGTAGTAGGCATTGGTTCCACTTAATGAGCCTCCTCCTACGCATCCATTGGTATGTCCATCGGGAGTGAAAGAGATGTAGTAGAACCTGGCTATGGTGTAGCAGGTGTCTATTACGGGGTTGAATCCCGGTTGTGCATCCCACCGGAATATCACCGCACCGCAGATGGTTGTATCGACTTTGATATTGAAGTCCCTGGCTTGGGAGTATTCGATTGGGAACTCCGGATAGTTGGCGCAAGGATTGGTATTCTGGTTGCCTTGTCCGTTTCCGTTTCCGTTTCCACCCTTACGTTCGTTGGATGGAGCCACCGGTGTAGGTTTGATTTCAGGCTTGTCGCAACCTAATGCGAACAGAAGCAGTAGTGGGATAAGTGCTTTCATCGTTTTTGGGATATTTGTGCTTTGCTTGCCTCCTGCCAGTCTCGCAGTCGGTTGATTTCATCCTTGTTGTTATCAAGTTGGTTTTCGTGCTTTATGACGAGCTTGTGCATCTCCTTCACGGTATCACGCAGATCCATGAATTGTGCTGCGGCAATGCCAAGTAGCGCCCATGTGATGATGGACTTGCTCCAGGATTCGGCTTTGTCGGTTACGGGTTTCATGATGTTATTGTATTCTGTATTGATTGAAGTGATGAATATCCAAGATATGGGCATCTGAACGATATCGTATCCAATACGTCAACACCTGAGAACCTTGATGTAATCATTATATATGTAATCCCAGATGAAAATGCTATGAAATCTCCATCCCCATATGGAGAAAATCCATTCAATGACGGATCTGTTGTTGTAATTTCACCGTTTGAAAAATCTTCAGCAGAAGAAGTTTTAACCCATATTGTAACCGTAGGGTCTTGTGATATTTGCAAGAAAAGGGCAAATGTACTTGGCACATCCCATGTTATCTTCTGACTTGCATACGTGTAAAAACCAGTTACATTATCATAAGCTATGTCTGAAAATGCAAGGCTCCCTATACTGGATGTTTTAAATTGAGATGAATCTATCTGATACGATAATGAAACTCCAGTGCAATCAGGAACACTAATTACATCTCCGTAAATATTGAAGAAACCTATATAATAAGGTGTTGCTGCATAAGGATTATAAGTAATTATGCAATATGCCTGAGGTCCGAAATAAGCCTGTAGTGCTGAAGTAATAACCGTCTCTGCATTTGACCTGTCGATAAAAGCATTTGCAGGCCCTCCATAATTTAATAAGTCTATTGATATTTGGCCTATGGTTATTGAAGTTACAGCTCCAGTCCAAAAGAAATCTGGATTTCCAGCGTATATTCTCCTTGTACAATACTTGGTGAAACTATATGACACAGGATTACTGAACGCATCAGTTCCTACCAAGTCTGGTGGTGGAACTGGTCCTTGGTATATGAATGTAGCTTGGCTTGGCGGACTGAATGGTGGAGCTATACCTGAAAAGTCAAGAATGTAAGTTCCTCCGAATGATGCAGCAAGGCTACCCCAATCAAAGTCAGCATATCCGTTCAATGTCCAACCAGTGAATGAAGCCCATGTTGGATCGTTGAATGATAACACATAGAAGTCATCACAACAAGTCACATCAAACAGTTGTCTGAATCCTTGGTTTACATCGGAACCTTTGTAATTCCCTGGCACGATTCTCTTGATTTCCTCGAAATAATCCGGAGGGAATTTGTTCCCACTGAGACTTGCGTAGTCTTGTATCACCCTAACCATTACGACTCCGAATGTATCTGAAAGCCATTTTGTTAATCCCGGAGACATGGTCTGCCCTGAAAGAGAGCATAGGTTCTCAAGACGGTTCTTGAGTTCAAGTCTGTACTCCTTGGGAGTACGATAGTTCAGTATGTAGTCGAATAGAAAGCTGTTCATGGTGTATTGATTGGAGGAAACCATCCATTGGCTTCCATGTATGCTTGGTCTTTCAGTTCAGTGACTTCAATAGGAGTCAGCTTGTCTGTCTCGTCTTCAGGAACCATCAGTGCTGACTCAGGTGCGTTTGTATAGGATACAATCCATCCAAACCAATACTTGGTCACATCACCTGTGCAACCCTGTGCAAAGGCTATCTGCTCGCTGCGGTCCATTGCATCCTGCTCTGTTGGGAATATCAAGTACATCATATTGAATAGTATGTCATTATGTTTGTTTCAATTGCAGCCCTATCAGATGCCTTGTCGGTATTGTACATTATAACCTCAGACACGCTTCCGTTCTCAATACCTCCTGCCACATCACCCCTGCCACTACCTATGTAACTTTCATAGCCATAAGAAACTGTGTTGGACGTAGCTCCCGCTGTTTGGAAAGGAACCTTGGAGCCTGCAAGGACACCGTTCTTATAAAGATATGCCTCAGCATCAGCGTACCTTGCAACACCTGTCAACAGGTTGAATGCACTACCGTGCGTGGTTGTTGATGTGGATTCAAGGGTGTCAGCATCCAACCTCTTACCACCCATAGCCATCGTATTCAAACTAGCAATAGTTCCAATGTAGAACCTGCTTGAGTTTATGTTCGTAGAAGCTATCGAGAACAAAGTTCTTCTAAATGCAGCTGTCTGAGCAGTCCTTGCCGCTACAAATGCGTATCCGTAGGACTTGTTTGTAAGTATGGTATTACCTCCAAAACCTCCCTCTGTTATATTGAATGCACACCTGTTGTTATCATAACAGTCTATTGATACCAAACTGTTCTGTGTAAACAATACCCCTGCATTGACAATCCTAGGTTGATTGTATGCGGAACCCTGTATGCCATCCCTTCCATTACCACTTTGGTCATACCACTTGGTGACAAATCCGCTGCCTACACCTACGAATGAAAGTATTTCTACAGTATTAATCAATCCGTTGTAACCTATGTAGAAATCCCTCTCAGCACTATCAGAACTCCTGCGCACGCGTATCACAGGCTTAGCCCTGTAAGTTGAACTCAACATCCTCACGGAATATGCCGCAGCAGCCCCTGAGTATGTGTCAAGAAGACCCGTGCCTGTGTAATACAGTTGGAAGTAGTTGTTGATGTTGGTTTCAATTCCAACACGGTTGGCTGATTGGTTCGTAGGATATATCACAATCTCTGATATGTCTCCATCAAAGTCGTTTGTTGCGTCTCCAACAACATAGGTTCCTACCAAAAGAACATTGTTGTTAGGAAGCGAGCTTGCAACGGTTCCCGTGTATGTGGCTTTGATATCGCCCTGAAAAGCCGCAACACCATTGCCTCCACCTAAGTTGTATGATGCAACAGCCAATGCCGACGCACCTGAAGCCGCACCATAGACGGTTGGTGCAGGTGAATTTATGACAAGGAAATTTGCATTAGGCATCATGTCTATGTACCAACCATTGACATTATAGTTGTTTGAACCCTTGTTTAATATTATTTGCGCATTGGTTGTCTGAGGAGCAGATTTTGCTGTGATATAAGTACTGAAAGTATTGGTGAAGTCAAACGCTGACTCATCGCCCGCAAGACCCTGCATATAATATCCTCC